TCCGGCGTCAAGGTGCTGGGCAAGGGCACCACGTACACGCCCATCATGCTGAAGCCGGCCGATGCGCAGTGGCTGGAGTCCCAACAGTTCACCACCACGGCCCTGGCCCGCCTCTTCGGCGTGCCGGCCTCGCTGATGCTGGCCGCCGTCGAAGGTTCCGCCATGACGTATTCGAACGTGGAACAGGATTGGATCGCCTTTACCCGGTTCACCCTGATGGGCTACCTCCGCAAGATTGAAACGGCGCTGACCGAACTGACCCCGCGTGGGCAGAAGATCCGGTTCAACCTTGACGCGCTGCTGCGCTCCGATACGAAGACCCGGTACGAATCCCACGCCATCGGCCTTACCGCCGGTTTCCTGACCGACGACGAAGTGCGCGCCATCGAAGGCTATGCCCCGTTCACTCCCGCGCAGCGCGCAGCGAAGAAGGCCGCAGCGCCGGCCCCCGCACCCACCGAAGAAAAGGCAGCCTGATGGATCTTGACGAACTGACCGACGACGCCGGCCTGATGGTGCGAAGCTTCGCCATCCGGGCGAAGGACTCCGCTAAGCGCGAGTTCACCGGCATCGGCGTGCCGTACGGGGAAACCTACGATATGGGCTACGGCCTCTTCGAGCGCTTCGAGCCTGGAGCCATCGACCCCGCCGGCGTAAAAATCTTCTGGCAGCACCGCGAGGTTATCGGCCGCGTGCTGGCCGGCAAGGACGTCGCCGGCGGCCATGAGATTCGCGCCAAGATTTCCGATACGGCCCTGGGCCGCGACGCCTGGACGCTGCTGGAAGACGAAGCCGTGGATTCCCTCAGCATCGGTTTCCGGCCCGTCGACTACCGCACCGAAACCGACGAAGCCGGCAACACCACGATCATTCACACGAAGGTAGACACCCGCGAATTTTCGCTGGTGAACACACCGGCCTACACCGAAGCCAAAGTTTCCGCCATCCGTTCCGCCCTCACCCCGACGAAAGAAGCTGCCCCGATGGACCCTGAGACGCTGACCCGCGCCGACCTCACCCCGCTGACCGATGGCCTTGCCGAACTTGAGCGCAGTGTCGCCAAGATGGGCCTGACCCCGCCGGCCGGCCCCTCGCTGCCCGAGTACCGCAACTTCGGCGAGTACGTCCGCGCCATTGCCGAAGGCGACGAAACCGCCCGCCAGCTGCACGCCGACCTGACCAACCGCGCAGCGCCGGCCAACGTGCTGGCCGATGCCATCGTGAAGGATTCGTGGCTGGGCGACTTTACCCGGCTGGTGGAAGACCGCCGGCGCATCATGAACCAGTTTGGCCACGGCACCTTGCCGGCAACCGGCATGAACGTGGAGTACGGCCAGCTGAAGTCGGATACCACGGCGGTAGACAAGCAGACCGCCGAAGGCGACGACCTGACCGGCCCCGGAAAGATTGAGCTTGAAGTCAAGACGGCCCCCGTTATCACCGCCGGCGGCTGGTCTTCCATGAGCTTTCAGGCTATCCAGCGCGCGACCATCCCCACGCTGAATACCCTGTGGCGCGCAATGGCCATGAAGTACGGCACCTTCACGAACGCGCAGCTGGTGAATGCGTACTACGCGCTGATTACCGAAAAGCTGGCATCGGCTGAACCCGACGAAGCCCTGGATCTGCCCGCCACCCCGGACACCGACGATTACCTGGATTTGGTAGTCGACGCCGCCCTGATCTTCGAGGAGCGCGGTTTCAACATCTCCGGCCTGAACGCATCCGTCGACGAGTTCAAAGCCCTTGCCCGTCTCAAAGACGGCGACGGCCGCCGGCTGATGAACGTCTTCGGCACCGGCACCAACATGGTGGGCGAACTGAACTTGCAGCGCGTCGACGGTTCCCTGGCCAACGTGCCGGTATCCCTGATCGGCAAGCGCAGCACCACCGGCAAGCTGGCCTTCTACGATTCGGTAGCCTTCGAGGTTCTCGAATCCCCCGGCGCGCCCACGCAGCTTCAGGATGAGAACATCATCAACCTGACCAAACAGCTTTCGCTGTACGGCTACCTCGCGGTAACAAACCCGTTCCCCGGCGCCGTGCTGCCCGTCAAGCGCGGCATCTAGTCCGATGGCCCCGACACCCGCCACCGTTGCCAAGCTGGCCGCCTACGTCCACGCCGCCCCCGGCGACGCGTACGTAGCCGATTGTGCGGCCGAAGCCGAAGATGCCATTGCCCGCGCTCTGGTGAACCTTCCGGCCGACACTGTGCCGGCGGCAACGGTGGCGCGTGCCGAACTCGAATACGGCGCCGAGCAATTCCACCGCCGGCAATCCCGCAACGGCATTGCCGGCCTGGACGGCAACGAGTTCGCCCCGATGCGGATTGCCCGCGACCCGATGAAGGCGGCCATGGTCTACCTACTGCCCTACCTGGGGCCGGCGATAGCATGAGCCGCGCCACCGTCCGCGCCACCGAACTGGTGGCCGAAGTGCAAGCCATCCTGACGGCCGAAGCCATCGAAGCCGTCACCGTCACCACCGACGCGCTGGCCATCCCCGCAGCGCTGGCCGTGGGCGCCGTGGTGGCCATCCAGCCGCCGAAGCTGAAGTACCCGGCCCCGTACCCATCCATCGAAGCGACCTGGGAACTCTTCGTCATTGCCGGCCCGTACGCCGACCGGCTGGCCGCGTGGGAAACCATCGACCCGATTATCGAAGCCTTGCAGCTGCCCTTGGATATTGACACCGCCGACCCCGCCAATTTCCAGCACCCGAGCATGCCGGAATACCCGGCCTACGTGCTGACCTTCACCGAACTCATTTAGGAGCTACCCGCCATGGTTGCAACCCCCGTACAGTCCCACTTGCTTGGCCCCGGTTCTCTGAAGATCGGCCCGACCGGCACCGCGCAGGAATTCAGCGCGCAGCTGACCAACGTCAAGCTGACCCCGAGCTACAGCGCATCGGACGCCATCACGGTTCTCTCCGGCGAAGTGCTGCCCGGCGATGATGAACTCACCTGGGCACTCTCCGGCACCATCCTTCAGGCCTATAAGAAGACCGACCTCATTCACTGGGCCTTCGTCAATAAGATGCTGGTGCTTGACTTCGACTTCGTGCCGTCCACCGCGAATTCAGATTACGGCTGGAAAGGCAAAGTCAAGGTGGTGCCCCTCGAAGTGGGCGGCGACGTCAAGACGCGCAACACCACAGACTTTGAATTCGCGCTGGTGGGCGACCCGACCGAATACAACATTCCGCTGCTCTAAGCCGTGGGCGCCTTCACTCTCCGGCTGGACGGCGGCCGGCAGCTGCGCGCCGGCCTCGCCGACGTCGAAGACGGCATTACCGACCTGAAGGCCGCCCACGCCGAAGCCGCCGGTATCGCCGCCGAAGCCTCCGCGGCCCTGGCCCCGGTGAAGTCTGGAAACCTCCAGCGCACCATCAGGGCCGCCGGCACGAAGACCGCCGGCATTCTCCGCGCCGGCACGAAGCGCGTGCCGTATGCGCCGGCGATTCACTGGGGATGGGCCGCCCGCAATATCAAGGGCAGCTTCTTTCTGTCCGATGGCGCGACCTCCAGCGAAGGCCGGTGGGTGCGCGTCTACGAAGACCACCTAAACCAACTTGTGAACAGGATCTAACACCATGGCACTTCAGCGACTCACCATTACCCACATGGACGGCACCGAGCGCACCGTTACCCCGAACCTGGGCGACACCCTGAACTTTGAGCGCACCCTGAAGAACAACCCCCGGTGGGGCAGCCTTCAGGAGAACGCGCTGAAGATGCAGCCCTTCCGCGCATGGTCCGCCTCGAAGCGCGAAGACCCGAACACTGCGACGTGGGAAGAGTGGGTAGAGACGGTGGCCGACGTGACCCTGGCCGGCGACGACGACGCCGAAGACACGGTGGACGGCCTGGGAAAAGACACCCTGACGAATCCGCACACTATCTGATTACGGCCCTTGCGCTGGCAACCGGCATCCCGGTTGCCAGCTGGCTGGCCGAAGATTCCGAAACCATCGTGACGGCTATCCACATTCTGCAAGAGCAGAACGAAGCCCGAGCGCAAGCAAACCGAAGGTAGGCACCCATGGCCGGCAAGACCGCCATTCTTTCGCTGAAGATCATCGGCGACGCGACCGGTGCGCAGAAGGCAGCTGCCACTGCGAAGAAGGAAATTAGCGGCCTTGAAAAAGCGGTAGACGGCGCGAAGAAGGGCCTTGCTCTCGCCGGCGGCGCGGCCGGCGTGGCCCTGGTGGCCGGCCTGGATTCGGCCATGAAGGCCGATGGCGCGAACCGGCAGCTGGCCGCGTCCATGGGCCTGTCTCCAGAAGAGTCGAAGAAGGCCGGCGCGCTCTCCGGCAACCTCTACAAAAACGCGTACGGCGATTCGCTGGAGCAGGTCAACGGCACCATTGCCGGCGTCGCGTCGACGCTTACCACCTTCGCGGCGAACGGCGGCGCCGACGTCGAACGACTGACGAAAAAAGCCCTGGACCTTGCCGCGACCTTCCCAGAAGTGGGCGACGGCGTATCGACCGCCGGCATTCTGATGAAGACCGGCCTTGCGAAGAATGCCGATGAAGCCTACGACCTGATGGCCGCCAGCTTGCAGAAGGTGCCGAAGGCCATGCAAGCCGAGCTATTCCCCGTCATGGACGAATACAGCAAGCACTTTGCAGACCTGGGCATCGACGGCACTACGGCCTTCGGCATCATGGCCGAAGCATCCAAGGGCGGCGCCATTGCCATGGATAAGACCGGCGACGCGCTGAAAGAGTTCACCATCAGGGCCACCGATGGCAGCAAGGCGACTTCGGACGCGTACAAAACCATCGGCCTGGACGCCGAAGAGATGGCCCGCAAGATTGCCGCCGGCGGCCCGCAAGCGCAAGAAGCCTTCGCCAAAACCGTGGCCGGCCTTCAGGGCATCGAAGATCCGGCGAAGCAAGCGCAAGCCGCCATCGGCCTCTTCGGTACGCCCCTGGAAGACCTGGGCACCGCGAAGATACCCGAGTTCCTGGGCGCCATCGACCCGATGGGCGATAAGTTCGATTCGGTGGCCGGCGCCGCCGACCGCATGGGCACCACCATCAACGGCGGCCCTT